CCATGATAGCTTCATACTCTGACAACGCTCGGTTTTCTTTGTCGGGAACCTCACAGACTACCTCGTCGTGTACGTGCATGACTATGTCATACCCGGCCTCCTCTAACCTAAACATGGCTTCGGCTAATAAGTCTCGGGCAATGGCTTGTGTAATATTCTCCACCAGCTTCCCACCGTACGTGTCTATCTCAACCCACTTGGCCCCCTTCTCTCGGGAACCATGATATAGTATCTCATAGCTCTCACCGCCCCATGGGGTTTCCTTGGCTTTGAGTCGAGCTTTACGATACGTCAAGCTCCGACCGCTCGGTAACTTACAGTGTAAATTGCCATCGTGCATAAACCACGTGACCCTCCCCACAGTCACAGGCTTACCATACCGGATGGCGTTGGTAGCAGCCAGCTCGGTGTGTCGCCACAAATCCCGGATCTCGCTATACACAGAACGGTACGTGGCAATGGCGGACTGGGCTAACTCCTCCGAGACTTCCATCCCCCACGACGCGCAAGTCCGATGAAAGGTTTTATGGCCCATGCCATAACCAGCACCGAGAATAGCAGCCTTACCCAACTGCCTCTGGGCTTTGGTAACCTCGGTTTCAGCAACGTTATATATCTTGGCGGCCATGGTAACATACAAATCATCTCCTTTTTTAAACTGATCTAACGCTAAATTACAATTCGCAAGCCACGAAACAACCCGAGCTTCAATGGCGGCGAAATCCGCCACATACAGAGACTTCCCTTCGGGCGCCGCTATCATACCCCTAATGCAACTAGATAATTGCAACATAGGGGCAACCTCGTGTGCGTTTATTTTGGCAATATCCTTTTTAACCACAGAATCCACCACGTCGTCGATCTGATCGGACGCGACGGAACCTTTTGGTAAATTTTGGAACTGAACCAAGCGGCCAGCCCATCGTCCGGTTAGTGCGCCATAGTAAACAAACGCATCTCGGATCCGATCGCCCTCTGACATACTGGATAGCAGCCGTTGGTACTTGGCGGTGGACGTTTTATATTGCGACCGAATCTCCAAGACTCGCTTTACTTCTTTATCTTGAACCCAGTTAAGACAATCGGCCACCGCCTCTTTAGTCAATGACTGCAAACCGACACTGCGCTCGTTGGCCCACTCGATTAATTTATCTCGTTGGCTCACTGCGATCCCCCCAGTCAATGCTTTGGCTTCGGCGTCAAGCTGTTCAGCGTATAGGGCGAGTAGCTCTAGCGCGTTCTCTACACCTTGTCGATCAACGGGTACGCCCCGGTAATTGATCCGCTGGTCTAATGCCCACACTTTTTTCTCAAACCCAAAGTCTTGGGTGAAGTGGTGGCTGATTGCTCGTTCGGTACGAACGTCTTGTACGCAGTAGTCGTACAGCTTCTTGAGTTTAGTATCGTCCTCGAGATAAGTAAGCCCGTCTTTAGTCTCTCGGGGTTTACTAAGTTGAAGCATAATAGCCCGGCCTTCGGTGTCTTTATTTTCTTGTAGCCCTAGGGCCATGGGGGCTGTCTTCAAATCTCGGGGCACGCCCCATCGGGCGCACAATGCTGCGGAGCATCGCCATTGCTCGGGCTTTATCTCTGGCCATCCGTATTTCTTTACGCATATAGATTCCCATAGTGCTCGCTCAAACATGGCATTGTGCGCCTCAACGATCCCACCCATATCAATGTGCAAGGCTACTATATCTGGCAGCTCGGAGCCTATTACTAGGTTAGGCTCCGTATCTGAGAAAGCGTAGGCCATGCACAAGATCTCTGTAGTTGGGTCTTGTGCGTATCGCCACGAACCACTGGCTGTTAGGTCGCAATACGACCTTGTTTCGAAGTCGATATATAGCATGAGTGCGCCCTAGCTCAACAAATCTGAGTTGTCTGTTGTGACCTCTTGATCGTCAAACGCTTCCATAAGTTTATCGACTTGGGATGACGTCGTTTTACCGTCGCCCATTGGCTCACCGTCTCGGTGTTTTTGGACAGCGGCTAAATAAAACTTAACGCCTTTATTGCCGAGGTGATCGTACGTTCCGGCGTTAACTAACGCGCGACCGTAACACCCACCGTACAACTCATTGCGTCCCTCCTCTGGGGTCATAAGCTCGCCCTTAGCGTTTTTTAAAAGTGGTGCTTGATTCTTAGTGTCAAGTGAAACATAGATCATATCTTCGTACCCGGGCTTGATCTCACCCTCTTTATCGAGGTTTGCGTTGCCGTCTTTAAAGGGTACTCGAATCTTCTTCACCAACTCGGGTGTTGCTTTTGGCCATTGTTCTTTGATTAAATCTTTAATGATTTTGTTTAAAGCTGATAGGTCGGTATCTTTAGCGAACAACAAATCGACACACCATTTCTCGATAACTCGGCCGTCGATTTGAGTACTTAGTTTATCTACTAAATAAGGGTACGATAGTTTACCCACTGGGGTGACCACGTTGTTCTTGTAACTTTGTTTTGCCATTTTAATCTCCTTGATCTAATAAACTTGTTAACTCGTTGCCTAAATTATAAGGCTCTCTTTTATCGGTGTCCGAAACCAGTACTGGTTTTTTCTCTGGCACCATAACATATTGTTGCACAACCTCCTTGTCATCGACTAACTTTTCCATCTTGGCTGGGGACTTGAGTTTAATATCGAAAATGTCGAGGCCGTATTTGCTTTGTAATTCTTCTGCAACTTTACTCTCATTAATCCATTTGCGGGTGGCTCGGCCACCTAATACTAATTTATGTCTCGGAATCTCACAACCTTCTAAAGCTAGATTATAACCATAGGCTTCAACCGCTGTCAACCACTTCTTTATAGCACTGGCGTTTTCTAGTACCTTGCTAATCGTTTCCATGTTCAACTGCTCGACCTCCGGCAACGACGTAACATCACCTTCAATATCAGTTTTAGTTGTGACGTTGCTAATGCGTTTAAGCTCTGGGCATACGCCTTTAACTTTACAAAACTGGCACCATGGGCCTTGGCTGTATTCTGGGTCTTCTTTTACCTTCTCGTACCTTCCTTCGAGAAACGCTTGGAACGCAATCAACGATCGAGCCGGCACTTCAACTTTACGAATTGGATCGCTGTCCATCCGTGGCTGAACGATAGATACATAAAACTTTTTACCGCACATAATGTCCAGCCCTTCAAGCTCTATTGCGCCCAACAAATAGTAAAGCAGTTGGGGGTTGTTCTCGGGTTGCACACTAATGCCTTGGCCGTATTTAAAATCGATAACCGTTAGGGTTGTCTTGGACGAAACAATAGCATCTGCCGTGCCAAAAAAGTGACCACCGTCTATGGAGTCGAGTCGGATACGTTGCTCTACATATAGCTTACTGGTTTTCTTAACGTGTCGCAGGACGTAGTTCACGTACATCATAATGGCGTCGATCATCTCGTCGGGCAAGGTACCGACCGACTTCAGTGGTAACACGTCTTTTAAAATCTCGGCGGCTATATTATGCGCCGTGGTTCCTTCGTTAGCATAATCGCTTGACTCCTCAAATGTTTTAGCTTGTGAAGCCAAGCATGGCTGCGCCGTACAGTTAGTCCAAATGTGTGCGGCTGATGCGCCGAATAGTGAATGTGCGCTCATAGTACGCTCCTCAAATGCCCATGTGCCCCCTTGATATGCGCTACGAATTCGGCAGGAAAATACGTTTGTATCGGTTCGAGCTCGCGTTCGTATCGCTCTAGTAGTTTTAGTTTTAGCTCACCTTCCTCAGCATCTAGTATTAAGTTTTTTAAATTACACACTCGGTCTGCTGTTTTTACTGCCATGGCGTAACGACCGGCATTGCGAATTTTACCAATATAGTATTCACTGGTTTCGTGCGGGTCTCGGGTCACCGCTTTAACTATCGTATTGATACACTGATTGAACTCTCTATCAAGCAGTTCCGCAGTACATTGAGTGTCCTCTACTATGTCATGAAGGTAGGCAGCCGCAACAGCGTCTACATCGGTAATGTCAAGCTCTAGTATTAAAAACGTGGCCACTTGACGCAAGTGTTCTATGTAGGGTAAGCCCCTATACTTCTGCCCTTCATGATACGTAATCGAAAAATTTCTCGCTTTTTCAACTAACACGGGTCGCTCCGGCTCTGAACGAGTTTGCCATGCGCTTAACCAGATCATCTAATGCTCGGTTCTTTGGGTCTAGTATTTCGTCAACGTAGGACAGCCCCCAGTTTTCGACAACCGATAAGTCCAATAGGTTGTGGTGTATATGCACCCGTGCGCCCGGGAGCTTGCTGCCGTCCTTGGCTACAAAATACCCATACGTTGCGTCGAAACTATAACAGCTCGGGAACGCGTGTTTACTACCAACCCCCAAGCGTTTAACGAGTCGAGACGCGTATTGAGCCGTCATGTCTAGGTTCTTTTCTAACCCAACAATCTTACTAAGTTTCTCCGTTCTGTGGTCAATTACTTCCATTATTTTAAAACCTCCTTAATCTTTCTCTTTTTAAAAAACATTGATCTCATTATAACATGGTCAACACTATCCTTAACAACCAATACTTGCGCTGTTACTTTATTGTTCTGACCAATGCGGTGGCAGCGGTCAACTGCTTGGTCCATCTCTCCGGGCACCCAACTGTTCTCTACAAACACTACATGACTGGCTGCGGTTAGGGTAAGCCCAGTGCCAGCAGCTTGTATCTGGCCGATAAATACTTTAGTGTCTGCGTCTTTCTGAAACCGATCGACATAGCGTTGGCGATCGGTTGAAGCAGTACCGCCATAGACGAGCACCGCACCGTCGTCTTTAAACGATTCGTACAGCCCCTCGCATACCGCCTTGTGGTACGCAAACACCACAACCTTTTCGACGCCACTTGCCATTACATCTTTAATGTAGCTGATGCTCTGTGGCAACTTAGCTTCTCCAAGCTCTCGACGGATAGTAGCCATCTCGCCGATAAGGTTGGCGTCCGGCTTCTCTAAAATTTTATTAACATCAAACAATCCTTCCTGCTTGACTATCTTTTTAGTGTCTTTGGTTTGCTCCATGGGAATAATCTGCATCGTCTTGCTTGGTAGATCTGTAAGCACATCGGCCTTTAGTCGCCGGAGCATCACGGTGCGTTTGAGTCGGTAGTTTAACTCGTCGGTGCAACTGGCTCCCTTAACATCAAAACCAAAGGGGCCCTCCTTGCCGTTACAAAATTTATAACCGTACTTTTTATAATTGTCGTATGGCTCAACCGCTTCTCGTTTTAAAAACCGAAGTATGCTATACAACTCAATCGGCCGGTTAAGCATTGGGGTGCCTGTAAGCATCAATCGCCGGTTAGCGTTAGCCCCCAGTAGAAACGACGCCTTGGCTCGTTTAGACGTGGGGTTCTTAAGGTAATGCGCTTCATCATAGATCACCATATCGGGAGCCCATGCGCGTAGCTGCTCATAGATATACCGTTTAGATACCAAGTCGTAGTTAGCAATGACGACGTTGCATGGAGGTATGATTCTGCCCTCACCGTTAACATAAACCGGAGTAGGGAGGTGTTCGTCCTCCGGATTAAATTGTACCGGGTCATAAGGCGGGATCTCCCAATTGCTGGGTGGGGCAATTGTCGATTTACCGTTTTTTACTACTTGGGTGAGTAAGTTATCCGACCACTGGTCGAATTGCTCTTGCCACATATACTTTAATGAAGCTGGACACAATACTAAAATGCGCCGGACGTCGATGTACCGCAATGCCTCAATCGTTTGTACAGTTTTACCTAGCCCCTGCTCGTCGGCCAGCAATAAGTTTTTATTGGCCACAATCGTTTGGATGCCTTCCTTCTGGTAGTCGTATAAAAAATCTGGGAGGGTGAGTCGAGCTGGTGGCTGTAAAAGTTTATCTCTAAACATCTCGGTACCAATGCCTGAAAGCTCTGCGGCTCTCATGGCCAGTGCCCAGTCTTTAGTTTTCCAAGCCGTGTTTCCAGCTGACCATTTCATCCGACACTGTTTTGGTATGTCCTTCTCTTCTCGACTGCATTTATAATAATACTCTTGCGTTAATGCGTCATAACGTAAAGTTGGTTTAATCATGATCGAACTCCCCCCTTAATTCCTCACTCGCATAACACAACGCATCTTTATCTTGCGCCACCGCTGTCAACACCACATCTTTACTCCCTTTTAACTCCTCACTAGCATAGTACAACGCACGCCCATTCTGATTCACCGCGACCATGACGAGGTCGCGATCAGCCCGCAACCTCTTACTTGTGTGCGCCAACGCATCCCCGTTCGTTTTCACGGCTTCAAGCATAAAATCACGATCAACCCTCAGATCAACACTCGCATATGCCAACGCCCTTACGTTCAGCTTCATTGCTTCAATCATAAACTCACGATCAGCCAGAAGTTCCTCACTCGCATACTCCAACGCATGTAATTTCCGCTTCATCGCTTCAAGCATAAACTCACGATCAGCCAGCAAGTCATCGCCCGCATAACACAACCCAATTGTGTTAAACTCCAGGCCTGCCAGTATTTTCCCTTTTGTACTGTATTTATCAATCATTTTTTGTCTCTAGTTTTGATAGCTTCCAGTACCATTTCACGATCATTCTGCAATTCAGCACTCGCATACTGTAACGCACTTGCGGTATGCCGAACCGCTGCTAAAACAACCTCACGATCACTA